ACTATGAAAAGTACTTTGTATTGGAGTTCCAACGGGAAGTAAGTGATTTATTGTGCTGTCTGTCCCTATTGGAGCCAACGTATCCTCTTGGACTGTATAGCCTAAGGGATTCTTCATTGTATCAGGAGGTACAATACCGTTTCTTAATCCAACATTTGTAGTATCATCGAAGATAATTTTTGTTGGTTGAAGGAACCCATAACGATCTTTATTCCTATCGGTCTCAACAACACCACTATTAAACTTCAAACTTTGTTGCGTATCCCAAATTAAATCACACCATCTATTTACGGATCCAAATGTTCTGTACTGTTGGTCTGGGGTTTCAGTTGGCAAGAATGGCCTTGATCCTAAATTACTACTACGAGGCCCTAGGTATTCTGTTCTAAACCAATCTCTAATTTGATAAATACTCAACCCCGCATTCAGGAGTGAACCCCTAAAGAAATTAGAATTCCAACCCCTTTTACTGTTTGTGTAATACTCGTTTTGCATTCCTGTGTATGGATATGTGTAATACTGTCCAGTATTATTCCAAAGCGAGCCCCCACCAGGAGGATATAGCGATAAGAAAAGAGACAGAGAGGTGGTGTGGTGATCTAAAGCCAAGTCTGGAGGGACATTAAACAAGTAGGACTGATTCGTAGCAGCTAATGATAACTCATTGTCGCTAGGAACCATTAAGTTACTATCATTAAGTGGTTGTGGTATGTCAGGTAAAGCCTGTAACTCTAGTCCATTAGGACGTAGTATGGTCACAGACTCGTATGTTTCTGCTGACTTTGATGTATCGGGTATTGTTGCTTCGTATGGAACTTTTGCTGCATTATTTAAAGTTTCGTTAACCATATCAATAGAGTCTACTAAAACAAACCTATCTGAGAAAGTTGTCGTGGGTGCTGCTAAAACATTAACGAAATAGTTTTGCGATCTGTTAGCGTCACTAATTGATGCTTTATGCACTTGAACGCTTTCACCATTGTATACACTACTTAGAGATGCCACAAAGTTTGTAGCGTACTTACTAGTCGTAGTTGTCTTTGCGTTTATTGTGTGAAACTTAATAGATGCCTGGGAGAAAGATTCTCCTGTTATCGCCTGTAAACCATTTAAGCTTTCATCGTCTCCACAAGCTCCTATTCTTTCACCCTCATTTCTGATCTCGTCTGAGAAGAAATGCACATACTTATTTAAAATTAACTCTCTAGAAGTATCTGATTGCAAGTCTGAAACATATACTTGCTCCCACTCACTATTTTTATTCCAAACAAAACATACACCAGAACCATCACTATCAATCTCTCTCTTAGTGTGTAGTAAAACTCCAACACTTCCACCACCAATGAAGCTGGAGTTATCTCGCCCTGTCAAGTAATTTAAAGTTAGACTGTACTCCGATTCAGGAACCAAGATGTTTTTCTCATCAGAACCTCTTAATCCATACCTCAGTCTAGGTAATCCATGGCTTCTAGACCTCATCAAAACAGTCCTATTGTTTTCTAAGTATGATGGTCTTCCCACAAGCCCTGAGTCTTGAGGAACTAAATCAAAAATACCGAACTGATTTGTGGGAGTTAACGTGGCAGTAGATGTGTCTATGAAGTTAATACCACTTAAAATGTGCTTTGTAGAGTACTCTGCTGCTCCTCCAAGATTGAGGCCAGTTTCAGAGTTAACGGTGTTCAAACCAACATTGTTTGATATAACTGATGCGCTGGCAGCTAAGTTAATTAAGAAGGGATCAATAATGCTTTTGTTTATAAACTGAGAGCTTACCTCTAATGCTGACCCATCATAATTAAATGCTGAGTTTCTGTAAATTGGTCCGTATGTATGGGATAGAATATTAGCACCACCCTTTCTATAATTGACAGCTAAATTTTCAGGCAGCCCAGCGTTATTAGTTCCACTAAAGTAAGTGGCATAAGTATTGTAAATATAGTTTGTTCCTTTTTGATTTCTAGAACGTCTATTTAAGGTTTGAGAATAATACTTTTCATACCCCGTATCTTCAATAGTATTAGCAAAGCTATTTTCAAAGTTTACCCAACTTCCTGATGCAGCTAAAGCATTACGATTAGAAGTTACTATGTTTCTAGCTATGCTCCTCTTTTTTTCTTCGTGAATATCGAAGAACAGCTTAACTTCTTCTGGAATTCTATCTCTTCTAACATAATTATCACAAGACGAGAAGTTAAGTGTGTCGTGAGATCTACATAAGAAAGTATTTTTTGAGGCAACTCCAAAATAAACATCGGGTATGGTAGACAGGCTTCCGCTACAATCAAGCCTGTAGACTCCTGACAGGTTTTCTGGTGTTGGTGGCGCAAACCCCATAGAGCTTGGAGTGAAACCTAGTTTTACAAAATCAAAGATGGCATTAGAAGTTGTCACATTACCTAAAGCATTGTAAAAACTAGGCATGTTGTTTCCTGATCGGTTAAACCACTCTTTTTGATCTAGGGCGTTGTAAAAGTTTCTTCTTCTTAAGGAGAATCTACCTACTCCACTCGCCACAGGAACAACTTGATCGGTAGCAAAAATTGAACTGGCGTAAAGGGACTGACCTCCTCGATAATTAAACTGTGACCGTTTGAATGTTGATTTATCTTTGTGGGATGTCCAGGTTCTCTTCAGGTTATCCGTGAAGTCAGGGTAAATTTCACTACCGTGTCCTCCGTATTGTCCTCTACTATAAACACCACAAACCTCTGCATTTGAAGTTCCGTAGTTTGTAAAACCAACTCTAACCGAAGGACATGCGAAGTCCGCTCCAGAAGCACTCTCTGCTGCGGCTTTAGTAAACCTAACCCTAGGTATCGCCTTTGCAGGAGCCATATCGTCTACAATCCTTAGTGACTGTAGGATATCATTTGTTGTGTGTCTTCCTGATGCATCTTGAAAAACATCCGCATCAAAGTTTCCTCCGCTTACAGTAAAATCAAATAAGGATGATTTACCATTCCACAGGGTTAAGTAGTCGTATAAGTCCTCTTTGTATTGACCAAAAACCTCTGCCTGATTTGGAGGATAGTGCTGCCCAGAGGTATAGAATATAAAGGAGTTTCCGATGTATAAATCAGTGTTAGTGCTACCCTTGATAACAAAATCCCTAACATATTCGATAAGAGAATCTATTAAAGGAACCTTAACACAAAAGCTCTTCAGTAGGGTTTTTAATGTAGCGAGAAGCGAATCATCTATTACACAATTAGCGTAAAACTTCTCTTCTTCCCAAGGTGGAAGAGCAAAGTCTCTGTTTCTGTAATTAAATACAAAGTTAGGGTCAGCAAGAATATCAACGTCTATGGCGCTCTTTGGATCATAAAGAACTTCACCCTGATCTCCGTATACTGCTGTTGTCCATACATTGGCAGCAATTTCAATAACGGGTCCAAACCAAGCCTTTCCTGTGACTAGCCGTGTAACTCTAAAGGCTTCATTTTGCACAATAAAATTATCAGCCCTCTCCTCGACTAAATATCTTAAAATATTATCAACAGCAACACGAATGTTGTAATCCTTATCTGATGGGCTATAGACATCCGCTCCGTGAGAGAAGGCTACTTCCTGAGTATAAGTATCGAAATCAAAAAGATTTGATCCTGTTGCCAAGCAATAGTAAATTAAATTTGGAAGATAAGACTCATACAGTTCAGTGATAGCACCACTTGAATTAATTGGGTTCTGTGGGATAACAGAATTTAAAGAATCTATTATGCCTTGCTTCGTACCTTTTTTTCTATAAATACTAGGTGCATTTTTTAGCTGGTTTCTCCAGGACTCCGCATTCCTACCATACAATTTCCAGCCAATTAAATTAGCCAATAAAGGCAGGTATTCTTCTGGGCAATCGTCTATCGAAGCTAAATCGCCTAGTCCCTCGACTTGAGCGTTGACATCGTACATGCCCAAAGATGCCCCTTTAAGGAATTTGTGGAAAGGTCCAGCCTCTTCAGTGCTGGTCAGTAAAGTTGTTGCAGATACATACGTTTGGAAAGCCTCTTCAACCCTCTTATCTTCTTGATCTATGGCTAGAGGTGAGTAAATTACATCAATAAGTGTGTGTAACTTATCTAAGTTTTGAGTACCACTAGTATATGTCCCTGTATCAGACTTAAACTTATCAGGAATTAACTCAAAAGGAACCGAAGAGCCTTCAAAGTTCTCCCACAGATAGGTTTGATAGTCTTTTATTGCATCATTAAGTCTATAAGGTTTATTATTCCAAAGAGTATTTACAATGGAGGATGCAACAAGCGTTGAGGGAGCAAAGGACCCACCCGCAGGAGCACTCGTATTTAAGAAATACAACCAGTTTAGATTACTAATTACATATTCTGTTGTTTCTAATTGAGTGCCACCGAAGTAAGACGAAGTGTCAGTTTTTATATTAGTGTTATTGAGGTATATTTTAGGTAACAATGTTCCGCTTACATAGTCACCAAAATCAGAAGAGCTTTGAAAGCTTGAAAGCTTCTGACCCATAGGTCTAAGAATTTTTCTTTGAAACTTCTCTGGGGTTATATTCGTTAGCTTATTTTGCTTTACAAAAAACTGTGAGAAGCCATCAATGTTGTTTATTGAGCTATAAAGGTTAGATCCTGTTAACGCAGAAGAACTAAGCTTCAGGGTTTCCTGTATATTTTTAGCAGAAAGAATGTGACTATTGATTAGTAGATCAGTATCCTTTACTTGAACTCCACTAATATCGTAATCATCATCCAAATATAGATTTGGAGTAATGATTTTTACTGCGTCAACAAAATTTCTTTTGTAAAAATTCCTAGCCATTATATGAATGTTACATTAATTGTTAAGTTATTTAACTGGATTACTTCATTGAAGTTTACGACCACAGGGTCTTTGACGTTATCTACTGTTGAGTACCTAACCTCAGTTATATCATAGATTAATCTGTTTAAGTCTTGTGGAGTAAATGATTTACCAAAACCAAAATTACTATAAGAAAAATGATTTCTTATTATTGTAGCAACCGATACTTTTATTTTTTCTTCCATGTCTCTAAAAGACTCATCACAAAAGATTGTGGTTACTAAATCTAAAGTTCTAATTAAGCCATCAACAACATTAACCTCATCGGTTAACATCTTTTTGGTTTGTATAGACTCAAGAAGATTTACTTTATATTCAACAGTTGCTTTCTGTAATTGAAGGTCGTTTGCTTTTTGCAAAACATATAAATCAACCATGTTAGCGGAAGAGTAGGCTTTGCGGGTGGATGCCGTTCCAATAGATTGCCCACCTGTAGGGCTAGAGTATCTAGAAACGTATGATTGATAATCTTGTAAGGTTACTAAACGATCCTGTTGCTTGAAAGCAAGGGGACCATATCTTTTTGCGTTTTCAATAGTCTCAGCATCTAACCCTCCTGTCGCAACACTAGTATTTGTAACTGTTGCTGCACCTTCGCTGGTTGTAATTGGAGCATTAATGGTGGCACCAAGAAGATTTCCTCTTGTTCCTCCACCCACTCTGTACAAAACTCTGTAAGCAGAAGAGTTAGGGGGCGAAGAACCAACTACACCATCACCAAATCGAACAGTACCGTTGAAGTTATCATCATAAGTAACATCAAAAAGCTTATCTGTAGGTCCAGAAGCAGAAAGAACATTATCTACTTGAGTGTAAGAGCCTCCAAGAGCCCCAGTGTCATTAACAAAAACCTGTACACTGTTCTCTATTACTGGGCCTTGTGTTAGTTGAATTGTTTTAAATACTTGAGTGCTGTTAAAAACTCCTGTTTCTTGAACTAAAGCGCCCTCAAGGAGAGCTAAGTTCGTCCATGTCTGAGCCGTAGTAGGGTCGGTGGACTCTGAAGTAGCTAAGGATAAGTCTGCTGTATTTGAGCCCATGTCAACCACTTTGCCAGCACTAGTTTTATATAAAGTAAACTGCAAAGTACCGCCATCCATAGGTGATGTCAAAGAAAACACTCGGTTGGTGGCTGTAATCGTAAGGTTACTGCTTGTTGTGTCATTTAAAACTAACTGAGCATTTGCTCCCGCAGAAGTAGGGCCTTTTAATCTAATACCAATTAACCCCAAAAGCTTCCTGACATTGTTTCTATTTTTAGCTGTTGAAAGAAAGTTTTCATTTGCCAATGCATCTGCCTTAAAGGATAGTACAGAACCCATATATGCTACAAGCTCAGTAAACATAACACCAAAATCAGACTCAGAGAAGTTTTGATAGTCGTTAGGGTAAACAGCTTTCATATAAGAAAGCAAAGAATCTCTAAGGGTTACAAAATCAGTCGCTGCGTAATCAATTAATTCCTTTTTATTAGCAAAATCATCGCCTGTTTCAAGCAACTTTTGAAAATCAGACTCTGCTGTGGTAAAAGGAATTTTTGTTGCTTCTTCGTAAGTTCTAGTGCTCATAGGGTAATCTCCACGGTTCCTGTTTGTGTTGAGTTAGAAGGTGAAACCAACACTTGTATTCTTATCCCTGGCAAACCCAAACCATGAACATTGTCACCTTCTTCTATTCTAACGTCTCTCACAGTAACCTTTGGTAAGTAGGCAGCAAAACCAAAATAAATTTCTTCAGTGATTGCCTCAATTAAATCTTCAGTTATTGGCTCAAATAAAAACTTCTTAAGGGATAGACCAAAATTAGGAAGCATAACTCTTTCACCACGCTCCGTTCTAATGAATTGAGATACCTCACTTTTTAATAAGGTAAAACCTTTAGTTGTTGCAAAGATACCCTTGTTTGGATTATCTTTATCAAATAAAGGAAACTTAACTCCAAAGGTTTCTGGAGAGTCTGATGTATTAATTATATCAGCTTTTATTTTAGGGTCTGGGGTCTTTCCAAAAATTGTTGTTGTCATGTTACTATGTTCTTAAAAAATCCCTTTTGGGCATTGTAATTAGTTTTTACCTCAGAATTAGATAGAGGTTTTGCATAAAACTTAACACTTCCAACATAGCCGTTTAGCCCACTGCTGTAGCCATGACCTGTCCCCATGAATCCTCCTGCGCTTGTGTCAGCAGCCACAGGTATACCGTCTGTCCATCCTCCACCTAATAGCCAAGGAGTAAAGAAAGGGTTGTTTCTAGGGCCGTTATCGAAAAAGCTCACGCCTTGTCTCTGTCTAACTGTAGTATCAGCGTAATAGAAACTGCTAACTTCTGAGGTTTCGGGTTGGATAAACGTAGGGAGTCTAGGTATTTGAGACTTTGCTGTACCAAACACTTTTGACAAGCTTGAAGTGGTCATAAGATTTGAGTCTAAGTAAACTCTACACTTATCTGAAGATACATCAAACGAAACAGCTAGATGCATGAATTCATTTGCCACATCAGCAAACTTTACACCATTCACAGTAACAGTATCGTAAAGAGCTAATTTTGCATAAGAATCCCCAGAGCAGGAATCTATTTGGGGAACAAAGGTTGCTTGGTTTTTATTAACGGACATCGTTGGGGCTATGAAGAAACAACTTGAAGCCGTTGTTGCTGAGGCTTCTATACCTGCATCCAACCCAATCTCAGTGTCAGATCCACCAAAAACCTTCTCGTCAAACGTAATGGCAGGATCTCTAGAGAAACCCATTAACATTCCTCTAACTGAATCAGTGCCCTCAGCAGTCACCACAGAGCTAACATTTGCAGCTAAACTACCTCCAACATTTTCATTACCTAAAATAATTTTGTAGTAATTATAATCAACCCATTCGGCTGTTTCGGCATTTAAGTTTAAACTAGTTCGTTCTCCTCTCTCATACAGGTTAGATGATGTCCCATATCCTGGCATGTGCAACCAGCACTCAAAAGAACCACCGTTTTTGTTATACATAAAGTTTTGAAAATCAGTAGTATCAGGCAACCTACAAACGCTTCTATAGTCTCTAACCTCTTGTGCAAAGTTATTAAATTTAACCATTCCCGCTAAAAAGGGAATACCTAAACCAGATGTAAAGAGGGTGCTGTTTCTGCCTATGAGTTGAGCATTGTCCGATATGCCTAAGCTGGCACAGTTTAAACTTGCGAACTTTTCCGAGTCTGGGGGAGTTCCTGCTGCCTTCAAAAAGTTGTATGCAGCAAACAATTTATCAGTTACTATTGAATCAGTTATGGATAAAGTAGGAATTGTTGTTGAGGAAACAGATCCTGTGGTTACAATTGCCCCCTTTCCAACCTCAGCAACACTGAAGGGTAAAACAAACCTATTGCTTTCACTACCAAAAGACCTGACAAAAATTGGTTTTATGGGAAGAACCACCTCTTCAACATCTCCTGCCTCAAACGCTAGTCTTTGTTGCTGCTCTAAAGATACACTTAAATTCACTGAACTTAGATACGAGAAATCATTAATTGGTATTTCTCCCACCGCAAAGTTTGAAGATACTCCAAACTCAGTAGAAGCTTTAACTGCAACCTCGATTTGTTTTTTTCTTTTGTTTAGCTTGTCATCATAAGATCCCAGAATCCCATAGAGGCTTTGCCTGTAATTAACTAACAAAGCTGAATCATTTGAGTACCCAGAAGCGTACAATTCAGTAATCTGTGCTGAAGTATCTAATACTTGTTTCTGTTTTTGCGCTTCTATAACTTGCAAAAAGTGGTCATTATCATAATACTCTTTTAACTCTTTCGATTCATCAATCTTATTAATATCAAATAAGGTATCAACATATTGATTTATATCAGACAGAGAAACTATTGTTCCTTTTCCTCCTAAGTTAGCAGGGTAGTTCATCTTCCAACTCTCAGATGGTATAACCACACCTATATCAGAGGTATCAGGTAGGTCTTTTCCATTATACATCCTGTCTTGAGAATCGTAATAAAGACCGTCTTCCGATAAAATAAACAAGCCTTGTTTTGAAACAGGAGGACCATAAACTAATCTAAATATGGGAGCTTCATCATCAGCCTCACGTTGAATTAAGGTTTGCCTATCTGATAACACAGTTGCAATTCTTGCTTGTAATTCGTTGCATTTTTGAATAAATTCAGTAGCTTCAGTGACCACTTGAACAGTTAGGACTCGATCTGCATTAGAAGAGTTTTGAACATAACCACTAGACCCACCACTAGCTAGACCTCCAGGGCTAGAGGTTTTTGAATCACCTCTAGTGCTACCCAACCACAAACTAAAATCACTTAAACAATTAAGGACATCATTTACATAATCAACTCCCTGTAGAACTAAATCTTCCGCTAAGG